AACGACCTCTGGAACAGCGACAGCAAGAGCGCCAAATATCGGGATTTGACGTGGAAGCAGGAAGGTATTTCCGGCGCGAAGGCGGGCATGCTGGCGTTCATGGGCGTGGGCACGGGCGACGTGAACCACACCGGGTTGGTGACGGAGCGGGGAACGGTGATCCACTCAAGCAAGAGCCGGGGATGTGTGGTCGAAACCGAGCTGACGGAAAAACGCGGCTGGAACGGGCTGGGAAAGCATCGGATGATTGCGGTCCAAGACGATAACGCGGAAGGAGGTGAGACCATGTTTGGCAATGCGACGGTATCGGTCACGAGCGGCTACCTGAACATCCGCGAGGGCGCAAGCACGCGGTCAAAGATCATCGCCAAGGCCGAGAACGGCGCGCGGGTGAACATCATCCGCGAGGCGGGCGGCACGGGCTGGGTCTTCGGCGCGCTGGCAAGCGGCGAGGCCGGGTACATGTCCAGCGAGTATCTGGTCGAGGACGCGCCAGGCGCAGATGACGCGGAGGAGGGCGGCGAAGCGCCGAACACGACGACCCTGCGCAGGAGCGACGGCGTGTACATCACGCTGGCGGGAAAATGGACGATTGCGGAGGATTGACCGATGACTCTACAAAAGCTGCTGGACGGCTTGCAAGCGGCTGTCACGACGCACAGCACACTGACGCTCGTGTTGATATACTTGATGCTGAATCTGATTGAGATCTCGCCGATCAAGGTGCATCCGCTGTCATGGATATTTCGCGGCCTACGAAAGGCGCTCGTTGGCTCGTTGGAGGAGCGCATGAGCAGGATCGAAGCAAAAAATGACCTCGAATTTGCTAAAATCTCACGCGCCCGCATCCAGCGGTTTTCCGACGAGTGCTATAATAGCGTCAAACACAGCAAAGAGCATTTTGAGCAAGTTTTTGACGACGCGAAGTCCTACGAAATGTACTGTAAAGCACACCCAGAATTTGAGAACCACAAGACGGTTGAAGCCGTCGAAATCATCAAAAACGCTTATCACAAGTGTTTGCAGGAACGTAAATTTTTGTGACGTTGCCAGGTAAAGACCGGGCAGAAAGTGAGGCTATCTATGTCTAATATCGACCTGACCCCCATCTTTCAGGCGCTGATCGTCCTCGTGGCCGCGCTGATTACGCGGTATGTCGTCCCGTGGATCAAGGCCAAGACGACGCTTGACCAGCGCCGTGAAATCCGCGACCTCGTGTCTATCCTTGTTTTCGCCGCCGAGAAGCTGTACACCGGCTCCGGGCGCGGTGAAGAAAAGCTGGCGTGGGTAAAGGAGCGGCTTGACGCGCATGGATATAAGCTAGATACAGATGAGCTTGTCGAGCTGGTGAACGCCGAGATTGCAAAGTTGGAGAGCACCGCGCCCGTAGTGGTCAAGGAAGCCAGCGTGTAAAAGGAGGCGATTTTCTGTGCGCCTTGACTTTGACAGGCGCACTAAAGAGGAGATTGCCCGCCGCTGCGGCTTTGACGAGCACGTCCGGCTTGGACAGGTCTTTGACCTGCTCTGGCGTGGCTACAGCATCGTGCAGATCAGCATGACACTGGGCATGTCGCCCGCAACTGTCAGCCGCAGCATTCGCGAGATTAAAAAACGGATGTCTGCATCTATATATACAGATGATAACACCCCTGCCTGATGGCAGGGGCTTTTTTTAATGCAAAAATAAATAAAAAAGATTTGTAAAACACTTGATAAGTAAATTAAAATGATGTATAATACAGACATAAGAAACAAGGAAACAACCGATAGGAGGAAAGCATGAAAAAGTATTATTTGGTGGGTGAGGACATCGCCCGTCATGAGATCACCGCGGAGGAGGCGCGCGAATACGCTGGGGACAGCGACTACCGCGTCATTATCGAGGAGGACGGCAAGCAAGAGCCGCGCCGCGTTGCCTCCGCTGATCCCGCTCCGGACTGGGAGCCGTTTGTCTTCCCTCCGCGCGAGGGGTACCGGCTGACCGGGTACAACATTGAGCGGTCAGATTACGAGGGGCGGAGCTTCCCGGCGGACTCCATCCCCGCCGAGGCGGTGAAAACCCGCTGGCCTAACCGCTGGGAGGTCGCCGGGGTTAATCCGGACATATACGAGGCAATCCCCGTGTATGAGCCGATCACCTGCGAGGGTGTCGGTGCTTGCGCGTCCTGCAAGCGGCTGACCTGTTCCCGCCGCGGTGCGGGTGTCCGTTGCCGCAATTACAAGGCATGATTTCGTCGCCCGCCGACGGGCGGCGAAGAAGGGAGAAAAAATGGAAAAGATTAGTGTTGGCCTTTGTGCCTCCCGTCACCCGCTGCCGGTGACGGAGTTCATCTATCCGGAGACCGTCAACCCGTTGGATTTCGACGGTCTCCGGGCGGTCGCGGTTAAGTTTGTCCTTGACCGCGTGGGCGTTGAGTCTGTGTACACCCAGCCGATCAACGGCAACGATTACACAGACACGGCGTGCTTCCACGGTCGCCGTGCGCTGGTGGTCTACGTCACCGGCTTGACGGCGGCTACGGCGGCAGTCATTGCCGAATGCGCGGAAAACGGCGTGCATCTGACATTGATGCACTTCGACCGCGAGAGCGGCGATTATAAGCCGCAAGTAATATTTTGAGGGAAGGAGAAAGATTATGAACATTAAAGAGCTGCGCGTCTTGCGCGGATTGAAACAGAAAGAGCTGGCGGATATGTTGGGTATATCCGCCCAGCAGCTCAATAATTACGAAAGGGGGAGCAGTAACCCCGGCAACAAGATTCTGCCTGCGTTGGCAGACGCGCTGGGCGTTTCGACAGCCTACCTTCGGGGGGACGCACAGCGGTTGGCCGTCTATGACTGGCAGACCGAGCGCACGGAGGCGCTCCCAATCGTGTCCGAGACGGTGATCGACGAATACGGGATATTTTATCTCGTCGATCATCCGGATGTCGGGATCATTGCTGTGATCCAGTCCGAGGGCGTGCAGTTTACCCTCGCGGACTGGACAGCAGATCAACCGCTGACCGTCGATGCAATCAGCGGGAAGCGATGGGTTGACAGTCGCGGCGAGGATGCGATCATGTACAAGGGGCTACCGCGCATCCTCGTTGGCGGTGAGTTTGGCAGTAAGAGGGATCGGCTCGGTTAAAATCAACAAAATATTAACCGACAAAAAAGAAAGGAAGAAAAACATGAAAATCCCAATTTACAAATCTTATGGTGTTCTGGCGCACGAATACCAGCCGATTTATTCGTGGGCATGCCCTCATAGTGATGTCTATGATGAGATTATCGTGGAGGTGCCGAACGTTGACGGCGAGAATTGTGATGGCGATCCGCTTGTAAATCTGGGTGACGGACTTGTTTATCCGCTGCGGATGGTGCTTGGCAACTGGGGCGACGAGCCGGCGCTTATCTGGTATGACGGCGCGGTACAGCGCCACAAAATCCTGAAAGCCTATACCAAGCTATAAGATATCCCCGGCCATAAAGCCGGGGCTTTTTTAATGCAAAAATCAATAAAAGTAATTTATAAAATACTTGACAAGTAAATTAAAAAGATGTATAATACAGACATAAGGAACAAGGAAAACAACAACAGGAGGAAGAAACCATGAAAGAAAAGTACAAACAGCAGCTTTCCACCGCTGCGCGCGAAATCCTCGAACACTCCGGCCTGAGCTTTTGCCTTATGGATGGCGACAAGATGGCCGTGTCGCCGCGCGACAAGGCCGTCAAGCTGGTCAAGGCGCATCCCGCCGAGGTGCAGGAGATCAAGGCCGCGCTGATGGCCGAGGAAGCCGAGGAGCGCGAAACCACCGTGCGCCGTCACAATTTCCGCTCTGCGATTCCGGGGATTAAAGAGCTTGAGGTGGCAAAGGCCGAGCAAGCGGCCTACCGCGAAGCGTTCGCGCGGGCTGTGGATAGCGGCGACGGCATCTATCCCGCCAAGCCCAAGAGCGATCCGGCAGAACTGAGCGCGAGATACCCGATGGCGGCCGCGATGCTCCGCGCGGAAAACTACTCCCGCGCGGCCAATTACCGCAAGGCCAGCGCAGGTAGAAAAGCCGTCGAGCGCATCCTTGACGGCGAGGACTGGGAAAAGGCCATCGGCGATATGGAGGCCGAGTGGCACGAGGCAACAAGTGAACACATGTGGGACTGACAAAAAACCGATATAAAACTGACGTGCATCTGATAGGTGCACGTCCTTTTTTTATGCAAAAATGAGGGCAGAAGCAGGTGAGAGCGTGTTTGTTCCATTCAATCCGAACCCTTTTCGATCTCGTGTCGGCGACTGCGCGGTTAGAGCGGTAAGCAAGGCCACAGGTCAGACGTGGGAAAGCGTATTCGTCGCGCTTTGCCTTGACGGTTTCTGCGCTGGAGACATGCCAAACGCAAATCACGTCTGGGGCGCGTATCTTCGGCGCAAAGGCTTCAAGCGTCACAGCATCCCGGAGACGTGCCCGGACTGCTACACGGTTTCGGACTTCTGCCGAGACTTTCCGCGTGGCGTTTATGTTTTAGCGACAAATGGACACGTTCTCGCGGTTGTGAACGGTGATTGGTATGACACATGGGACAGCGGCGGCGAAACGCCCCTTTACTACTGGGAGGGATGATTTATGGCTTATCCGATGCAAGGCTGGCAGCAGCCATACGGCGGATATTACCCACCTATGCAAGACCAACTCGCGCAGCTCAGATCACAGCCGTACATGCCGCAGCAGCCAGCGCAGCAAGCGCCAGCTCAAAATAGCGGCGGAATCATCTGGGTTCAGGGCGAAGCAGCGGCGAAAAGCTACCCGGTCAGCCCCGGAAGCGGCGTTCTGCTGATGGACAGCGAATCTTTGACGTTTTACCTCAAATCTGCGGACGCAAGCGGTATGCCGTCTATGCGAATCTTTGACTACACAGAGAGGACGGCGCCGAGACAGGCTGAGCCTTCCATGCAATCAGCCGATTATGTGACCCGCGACGACTTCAACGCGCTTGTGGCGCGGGTCGATGCGATGGCAAAAAAGCCGAACAGAAAAAAGGAGGATGCAGTCGATGAGCAACCCGCTGTTTAATGCGATGCAGGGCATGTCTGGGAATCTGCCCGGACAGATGGGACAGTTTCAGCAGATGGCGCAGGAGTTCAAGCGGTTCAAAGCTGGATTTAACGGCGATCCGCAGCAAGAGGTTCAGCGCCTACTCAACAGCGGCAAGATGACGCAGCAGCAGTTTAACCAGCTCTACGGTATCGCCCACCAGTTTCAAAGCCTCTTTGAAGGTCTCTAACGGCTAAATCCGTGCGCACGGTTAGCGATAAAAAACGAAAGGACGTGTGAAAATGTCTTTGACAACCTCTGAAATGACCCCTGCCGATATCGCGGCGGTAACGGGTGGAAATCGCAACAACGGCGGCATGTTTGGAGACGGGAACGGCGCGTGGTGGATCATCGTTCTGTTCCTCTTTATGTTCTGCGGCTGGGGCGGCATGGGCTGGGGCGGCGGCTTCGGCAACAACGGCGCCAATTCGCCGGGCTTCCAGGGCTACGCGACCCGCGCAGACATCAACGAAGGCTTTGCCATCAACGGCATTGACAACGGTATCCGCGCCATCCAGAACGGGCTTTGTGACAGCACCTACGCCATCACCAACGCCGTCAACGGCGGTTTCAGCGCGGCGGAGCTTTCCCGCGCCAACCAGCAGGCGGCGCTCATGCAGCAGCTCTTTACGATGCAGATGCAGCAGGCGAACTGCTGCTGCGAGACGCGCGAAGCGATTCAGGGTGTGAATTACAACCTCGCTACTCAGGCTTGCGACACGCGCAACCAGATGCAGCAGGGTTTCTGCGCCATCCAGAACACGCTTAACAGCAACACCCGCGACGTGATCGACAACCAGAACGCCAACAGCCGCGCGATTCTCGACTTCCTGACGCAGGACAAGATCGCGACGTTGCAGGCGGAAAACACCGATCTTCGCCGCGCCGCGTCGCAGGAGCGTCAGTCGGCGCTGCTGACCACGGAGATGGGAGCGCAGACTGCGCAGATCATCAATGCGCTGCGTCAGCCTGTCGCCGTCCCAGCGTATCAGGTGCCGAACCCCTACACGGGCGGTTACGGTTACGGCTGCGCTGCTAACGCCGGTTGTGGCTGCTAAAATCGCATAAGAGATGCAACTGCTCGGCGTGACCGAGCTGTTCAGCCCTGAGCTGATTCTGCAACGACGGCGGGGCGAATGTGTCCCGCCGTTTCTTATGAAAGGAGAAATTTATGGCTGAGTATACCAACGCCAGCACGGCACTTGTCGCGGCTGGCCAGAATCTACCGCTGACCGAAACGCCGATTTGCGGCTCTCCGTGTATCGTCCATCGAGAGGGCGCGGGGATCGTAACCCTTCGCGGCCTGACGAACCAGTGCCGAGCACGGTACTTTGTGGACTTCACCGGGAACATCGCCATTCCGACAGGCGGAACGGTTGAAGCGATCTCCGTTGCGCTGACGATAAACGGCGAGACGCTGAATAGCGCCGTCGCTATCGTCACCCCTGCGGCGGTCGAGAACTATTTTAATGTTTCCGTCTCTGCGTTTGTCGATGTGCCGCGTGGATGCTGCGTAACCGTCGCGCTGAAAAACACCAGTGCGCAAGCGATTGACGTTGCCAACGCAAACCTGATCGTCACGCGGCAGGCGTGAGAAAGGAGAAAAATATGGGTATGAAAGCGATGCACGACTTGCGCGATATGCTTTGCGATGAGCTGGACAAAATCGCCGCCAAGCGCGACATGAACCCCGGCGACCTCGAAACCGTCCACAAGCTGACCGACACCATCAAGAATATTGACAAAATCGAAATCCTTGAGGACGAAGGCTACAGCAACAGCACGGAGTGGCGCGCTGACGTGCGCGGAAGCTATGGACGCAACGACCGGCGCGGCGAGCATTATGTGCGCGGACATTACAGCCGCGATGACGGGCGCGAAAGCATGATGCGCAAGATGGAAGAGATCATGCGCGACGCGACCGGCGAACAGCGCGAAATCATCCGCCGCGCGATGGACGAGCTGCGCAACGCCTGACGGGCGGTGAACGGCATTGATCGACCTGAAAGAGATCGACGAAACCATCACCAAAATCAAGCGCGAAGGGACGAGCGTGAAAGACGCTGAACGTCTGGCGGTGCTGTACGGCCTCCGGGCGCACATGGCAAGCGAATCTGCGAAGGATGTAAGGGAGGCACCCGTTTCTGCGTACTCGATGGCGGCAGAGCCGGAAAGCGAGTTCCGCGCTGCGTGTGCAAGCTTGTCATCTGCCGAGCTTGTCGATGCGCTGGAAGACACGATTCAGGGCTTGCAGATCGTCGCGCCGAAGGCATATGCGGCGGCAATCCGGAAGCTGAAAGCATCTCGAAACTAGCTGTTTTTGGCATGATTTCACACGAAATTTCACACGAAGAACAAAAAAGCTAGTAAATACAACTGGAATAAATGGGTTCAAGTCCCATCTACCGCACCAAACAGGAAATCCAGAGGCCACAAAGGTTTCTGGATTTTTTCTTTTGCCGTCTATTTTATTCGATGTAAAATATTACTCGTTTCGTGTACTGCCGTTCCCGTTTCGTGTGAACTTTTGCAAAATCATTTCACACGGAATTTCACACGGGTTTCTTGATGGATTCGTAGAGCGCCGCCGTTCCTGCGGCCAGCTCGGCGTTTACGGATTCCTGCCGTTCGCGGAAAAGCTCGACGTACACCTGATGGGAGAAAGCGGACGTTGAATGACCCATGACGCGGGCAAGCTCTTCCTCGGACGCGCCGGAGTAGGCGACGGACGTTGCAAAAAAATGACGCAGATCATAAAAGCGCATCTTTTCCGGAAGTCCAAGTGCCGCCCTGCATTTTTTCCAACGGTAGTCAACGAGGTTCGGCTTTAGCGTTAGTATTTGGGCATGGTCAACGCCTCGCGGCTTGCAGTCGTACAGATTTTGAAAAAAAGACCAGTCGAGACGAAGTGCGCGCTCTCCTGCATCTGTCTTTGTGACGTTTTTCCTGACGTATGAGCGGGATTCATCGCGCACTGTGGCCTTGTCGATGCTTAAAAGCCCCATCTTGTACGCTTTCCCGTCTCTGCTGATTGCGGAAACAGGTTCAGCGGACAGATCGCCCCACGTCAAAGCATACGCCTCAGAAGGGCGCAAGCCCGCGCTCACAATGAAGCAACAATAAAGGTAGAAATCCGTTTCCCAATGCTCTTTAGCATAGTTCAGCACGTCTCGCGCCCAGCCTTCGGAGAAAAGCTGCTTCTTTGGCTTCTTCCTTTTGGCTATGACAATCCCGGACAAATTCAAATCGGGCGCATATTTGCCAAAAACGGAGCGCAGAAAGTAAAACTCATTCCGAACCGTTTTCACGGCATGATCTTTAGCTCTTGCGTCAATCGATTTTTGGATATCCCGCTCTGTGATTTGATCCAGGCGTAAAGAGACAAGCATCGGAAAGCTGTTTTCCCGTATCGAGACATACGCCGGAATCGTAGACGGCGAATAGCCTTGCACACGGCAAGTGTTTATAAACTCGTCCATTGCCTGACCGAGCGTCAGCGTTTGCTTCTTCTTCCTCTTGCGATCGGCAGCAGCGACTGCGGCGAGACGCTCAGATTCGCGGGCGGTCGATGCAGTAAAGGATTCGACGATTGGCTTTCCTGCTGCATCCCTGCCGAGGTAAACCTGTGTTCGCCAGTTCCCTGACGGAAGTTTCTTTGCCTTTGCCATAAAAAATCCCCCTTTTGATAATTTTATGATAATTTTTTGATAGTATATTCGGCAGACGGCTGAATATACTAAAAGCAGAAAGGCGGTGAACGCATGAAAGATGTGAATCGTATGTTTGCGTTGCGTCTCCCGGAGGTCATGCTTGAGGAGAACGAAATGCACGCGGATGAAAACACAATCGTGCTTGCAATCGTGGAGAATCTGCGAGCTTGCTTGAAGGGACTCCCGGAAGAACTTACGCACGAGCAAAAGAAGATGGCTTTTAACAGAGCGATCGAATGCTTTAAGGCAGAGAATTGTTTTGGCAATTCGTTGTCTCTTGAGGATTACGGCATCGCATTCACGCACCCACCGGTACCATATTGCCTTACGAAAGTCTAAAACGAAAAGACGCGCCCATCAGGACGCGCCTTTTTTGTCGCTCAGCGCGACCTGATGTTTTGTCGACGTCGGCAAAACATCGCTTGTTTTTATTTCAAGCGATTAGTAGCGGATTTTTGAGTAGTATTCTAGCGACAGACCGTCGCGGATGATCGGATTGATGCCGAAGGAAACGGCGATCCCCGGAAGCATATCGGAAGAAAAATTCTCCCAGTTCACCTTTGCGGCCTCGCTGGCCTTGACGCGAATATCGACAGCGTGACCGTCGCTCTCGTTTCCGTACTTATCTATATATGTCGTCCATCCGATGACAAGCAGAGAACCGTATTCGATCTTTCCTTCCTTCGCCGCTTCCGACATATATCGGTTCATTTTTGCCGCTCTGGAAAGAAACGCGCTTACGCGGGAATCATTCTTCGTTCCGTCTGGGAATTCGACGTTTATCGTGACCATCGGCGCGGTTTCTCCGTCAACCTGTTCGCACGTCACGGATATCAGCGTCGAAATGCCGCTGTCAATGGGGAAGAACACACGCTCCGCGAAGGATTCAGCCCAGCCTTGCAAGGTATCAGGCTCAGGCGTTGCCGTCGGTTTCGGCGTATTTGTTGGCTTTGGTGTGTTTGTGGGCTTCGGCGTTTTTGTCGGCTTTGGCGTTTTCGTCGGCGCTGGGGTTTTCTCTTCGCTGGTCGTCTGCTCAACTTGCGTATTCGATTCATCCTGCGCTACTGTGTCTTCACTGCTGCGTTTGTTTACTGTACCAATGAACGCCAAAATGACGATTGCAACGCAGCAATAGGAAAATGCTTTGAAAATGCGGGACAAGCACCCCGGTTTCCCGTCTCTAGCCAATTCTTAGCCCCTTCTTTCGTTCTGCCTATATTCGCTTATTTGATTACAAGATAGCTTGCCGATACATAGCACAGCTCGCCGTCATAGAGAATCTGGTGCCACTTTTCCGTATAATACGGCTGGGTGACGATCACTTCATCACCGGCCTTGATGCTTCCGACCTTGTCGGCATCGGCGGACGCATCAGCGCGGACGTTCACGTTCTTTCCCGCGATAACGATTTTTGCGTTCTCCCCGGCCTTTTCCATCAGGGCTTGGCGTTCCTCTTCGGACATGAGCGCGGACTTTTTGACCGTGATGTTGATCTTGTATTTCTTGCTCATGTTTATCGTGTAGATGATTGCGCCCTTGCCCTCTTTTTTGGGCATGATTCGGTACGCATCAGCAAAACCGTATTTTCTCCCCTCAATCTCTTCGCTGGTGAAGCAGTCGTCGCCGCTTGTGCCTACCATGATAAATCCGCCGCCGGTTTGGACTAGCAATTCTTCACCTTCCGGCGAATCGACAACGATATTCTTCGAGCTAAAAAAGGGTATGGGGGCTGACACGGAAATTTTAATCGTTTTCCCGCTTCCGTCCTTCGGAACGCCTGTTAATGTACCTTTTTCACCAAAGAGTGAAAAGACTCCGTCTTCTGTGAAATGCAAATCTTCCGTGTTTGAACTCCATTCGTAATTTTGGGGGTTGGGGACATCAACGGCATACAGGGCAGCCATGGCGACATCCGCTTTTTTACAGTCAGCCGGGAACGGGATGCAATCCTTCGGGTCGATCTCGTTCTCAGCCGTTACGTGCACGGGAAGAAGAGCAAACGCCAGAAGAAACAAAGCAACGATTCTTTTCATTTTCTTAACCTCTTTTCATATTCTTTTTGCCCTCTGACATGAATATAATGTAAGCAATGGAGGGAGTGTCGATGATAATTGTTATTATTGTATTAGCATCTCAACCGCGAAATCCGTTTGAGATGCCGCCGCCGGAGAGGGTAAGTAACAAGCCGAGTTGATGCGAGACATCAGCATAGATTCCTTCGACTATTATAATGGGGTGATTTTTTGAAGAATGAAAACGAAGTGCTGACGAGCGATTTTATGAAAGTAATTAATAAACTGAATCCTCACCAGAAGGATCTTCTCCTTGAGCTGTTAAAAGACCTTTTGCGAAGTCAAGAGCACGTTGACGATTCCAATTATTCAGGAGATTAAAAATCTCTTGATATTCTTTATTACTCCCATCGCTAGTAGCGGTGGGAGTTTTTTCTTCACTTTCGTCCTTTCCCGCCACGCCTAGCAGATATTCGACGGAAACTCCGAAAAGTTTCGCTAGATTAACGTAATTATCCATCGAGGGTTTTGTCTTCCCGCTTTCCCAGTTGCTAACAGAAGGTGCAGCCACGCCGAGAGCAACGGCAACGTATTTTTGACTAAGGTTTGACTTTTCTCTACATTGTTTGATTCTGTTCATTTTTCAGCCCTCCTTTACACCATTATATAGCTAAAAACTATCTTGGTAAAGAATAAAAAAATAGTTGAAAACTATTTACAATAGCCTTGAACTATGATATAATAGCCATGAGCTAAGAAAATAACCGATAGCTAAGGCAGGTGATAAAGTGATTAGACAGTGGCTAAAGGATATCCGCATCGAGAAAGGGCTGAGACAAAAAGACATTGCTGAAATGGCCGGCATTTCTCAGCCATCCTACTGGCAAATCGAGTGCGGGCTGTGCGACCCTACGGTTGACACAGCGAAAAAGATTGCTCACGCATTGAATGTTGACTGGACGCAATTCTTCGATAAGGAGGTTTGACCATGAAAAAGCGCCAGCGGAATTGGAGCGCGGAAGACGATCTCTTCCGTCGGCAGGTTGGTCAGCTCTGCGGCGTGTCCGGCATGAGCAAGGCCGAGCTGGCGCTGAACCTTGGCGTCTCGACAAAGACGCTCTACAACCGGATCAACCACCCGGAAACGCTGACAAAGCTGGAAGAGCGCAGGTTGTACGAGCTGATGCAAGCCGAAGGGCTTGAGTATCAAGCAGGGTTTGACGGCGTGGCACTCCCGCGCCTGAGAATCGCAAGGTAAAAAAAAGAACCGCCCGTGCAGTAACACGAGCGGAAGCCAATGGAAAATTTAAACCATATCTATTATAGCACGGAAAGGGATGAAATATCAATGCTTAAAGCACAGTTCATCGGTTTTTTCGCCCGGCTGCTTGAAGGGCTGGGCATGGTGCTTACGTATGCACTGGCGGTTGGCGTGGTCGGTGCGGCGCTGCTGCTGGTGTGCTGCATCCTCGCGGAAATGGACAAGGAGGGAAAGAAGAATGGATGAGAAAACGGTATTGGAGGCGCTGAAAGAGACGGAGAATCTGCTGCACAAATTCGGCTATTCGGCGCTTCCGCTCATTATGATTGAGGAATACATCAAGAACCTGAACCAGCGAATCAAGGGGCTTGAAGATGCGAAGTGAGCTGTTGGAGCTTGAGCGGCAGGAGGCCGCCGAGCAAATGGGTTATGACGCATGGGCAGCGATGCAAGCACGCAAAGTAGACGCTTTTCGACGGACGCAGATCATCAGAGAACAGGAAAGAGAGGTAGACCCGAATGAGCGGATTGAGCTTGTACCAGATCGACGCGAATATTGAAGCACTGCTTGAAGGTTTTGAACTGGTAGACCCGGAGACGGGCGAGATCATCGGCGTGGAAGCGCTGGATGCGCTGCAAATGGCGCGTGAGGAGAAGATCGAGAACACTGGGCTTTACATCAAAAAGCAAACGGCCTTGATCGACGCGATGAAGAACGAGGAGAAATCCATTTCCGAGCGCCGGAAGGTGTATGAAGGGCAGCTTGAAAAGCTGAAGGCGTATCTGAGCAAGTCGCTTAGCGGCGAAAAGTTTGAGACGGCCAAGGTAAATATCTTCTTCAAAAAAAATCCGCCTGCGGCAGAAATCACCGATGCAAGCAAGCTGACCAGCGAGTACATGCGCGAGATTCCGTCCAAGTACGAGCCGGACAAGACCAAGATCAAAGAAGCCTTGAAGGCTGGAAAGGCTGTCGAGGGCGCAGAGCTGAGACAGACGGTGAGCATCTATGTCAAGTGATTTGGCGCTGTATATGGCCTACACGGGCGAAGAGTGGTCTCCGCGACTGACAGGCCGAGAAGCAAGTTGGAACACCCAGCAGAACGACGAGAACCCATTTTATGACATGATGGACATGGAGTGGTGAAGATGGCAGAAACACCAAAGATATTTAGCACGATCAATTCTGTTATGAGTGAACTCGGCGCGATTACAAAGAATAAGCGAAATCAGCAGCAGGGTTTTAGCTATCGCAGTGTTGACGACGTAATGAACGCACTTAACCCGCTGATGGTCAAGCACAAACTCTTCTGCGTCCCGAAGGTTTTGAGAAATGAGCGCGAAGAACGACGGACTTCCAGAGGGTCGAACCTCCTTTACAGCATTGTCACCATGGAGTACACGCTTTACGCGGAAGACGGCAGCAGCGTCAGCGCAGTCGTGATCGGCGAGGGAATGGACAGCGGAGACAAGGCAACCAACAAGGCAATGGCAATCGCTTACAAGTACGCCATGTTCCAGATTTTTAGCATCCCAACAGAAGAAACAGCACCGGAAGCCGACGCGACAACGCCGGAGAATACCACGCCAATACCGAAGCATGATACCTGTACTGTATGCCATAACTGGATTACACCACGCATACGAAAATCTGACAATACGATTCTTAACACGGCAGAGGAAGTAGCGAACTACACGAAGAGCACCGCCGGCGTAATGATGTGCTGGACGTGCTATAAAAAATGGAAAAAAGAAAGGGAAGGCATGAATGGAAATAGCGCCGGGGAAGATCGTTGACGTTGTTGATGGCGGCTTGGTGGTCTTCGTGCCGTATGGAGATATGGAGAAGATCATCAAGCGCCAATACAACGAGGTACAAGTTGGTTTGCCGGACGGGCGAAGAATCAGCCCGGAGCAGCGCCGAAAGGCTTACGCGCTGATGGGCGAGATCGCGGAGGCGGTCGGCTATGAAAAAGACGAAATCAAGGACGTAATGAAGCATGATTTCGTTTCCAATCACCTCCAACAGCTCGAAAAAGAGCTGTTCAGCCTGTCAGACTGCGACGTGACGACGGCGAAGGAGTATATCAGCTATTTAATTGATTTCATCCTCAGAAACGACATCCCGACGCATGTACCGCTGATCGAGCTGGCGGACGACATCGACCGATACGTGTACGCTTGCCTGATGCGGAAAAAGTGCTGCATCTGCGGCCAGAAGGCGGATTTCCACCACGTGGACGCGGTCGGCATGGGAAACGACAGGGACGAGGTGCAGCACATCGGGCGGAAATGCTTGCCACTGTGCCGCGCTCATCACGTCGAAATCCACACGATAGGCACAACAGAGTTTTGCAACAGATACCACATACGCCCGCAAATCTGCGATGAGAAAATCGCCAAGGTTTACAGGCTCAGAAGCAAGGGCTAAACCCTTGCGCATGGTGCGCAGCTCAGGAGAACAGCTTCAAGGCGGCAAGCAGCGTTAAGAAGAAGGGGCGGGTCGATACCGCCGCGCGCCGAGCAGAAGAAGTTTTGGTAAGTCAAGCACGAAGGAACTGCTTGAAACGGTACAGCCCACCAGAAAGGAGAACGCAGGGCAGGCAAATTCACATACTGGCGGCTCGGAAAGACGAGCACCGCACATTTCATTTCTGGCGCTTCGGAAAGACGAAGAAACGTGTCCTTTAGCATCGACAGATCGGAAAGACGATCAAAAAAATTGACAGCTGGAGAGACGGCAGAAAGACAAAACTGTTTTTCACATCTGACGGCGGGAAAGACCGTACACCATTTTTTCTGGCAGTCGGAAAGACGGCAAATAAAAGACGTTTCACAGACAGCCTAGCCGCCGGGGCAAAACGGCGGCACTCATGGCAAGCATGGAAGGCGTCGCGCGGGTGCAACACCCTCCCTATTCGTCAAGGTTTCTTCCTTTCCTGCCCTTCTCATACAAAATTAACGCGAAGCACCTTGCCCACGCGCCCGGTTCAATTCCGGGGCTTGCCGCCATTTACTTTAAGTAGAAAGGGGAAAAAGAATGCTGGATTATCTGAAGGTCTTCCCAGACATCGAAGTTCTTCTCAAACGATATGATGACGCACAGCGCGGACGGCTTTTTATGGCTATGATGGCCTATGCCTACCGTGGCGAGTTGCCGACGTTTGGCGAGAACGCGCCGGAATGGTATGTCTGGGACACGCTTCAATTTAAGATCGACCAGTGCGCTGAATCCTTGGAAGCAAAGAAAGCAAGCGGGAAGAAAGGTGGAAGCGCCAAGCAACCGGAAGCAGACGAAAGCAACGTCAAGCAGACGGAAGCAAACGCAAGCACATTGAAACAAAGCCAAGCAAAGCCAAGCAAAGCCAAGCAACCGGAAGCAGACGAAAGCAACGTCAAGCAAAACGCATATATACAAGAACAAGTAAAAGAACAAGAAAAGAATATTGGTGGTGGTTACGTAACCCCAAACCCCTACGACGACGTGACGGACGACGAACCGCGGCGAATGCGGGAAGAACAGGCAGACGTGGAGGCTGTTGCAAAGCGCATGGGTTTACCCGCCAGTGCTTCGGGCGACTTTGACGCGATGGACAGACTCAGGGCTGAATACGGAGCTGAAAATCTGCTGAAAGCCATAAGCAGAACCCAAGGGGCGACGGAAAAAAGCCGATGTTGGCGGTATGTCGAGGGCATTCTTCGCAAGGAGAAAGAGCGAGGATACACATGGGCGGACAAACCGCCTGACAGCGTGGGAGGGATGAGCTATGGACGATCCGTACCAAAGTCTCACCAAAGAGATCTCTGAGCGCGAATTTTGCGGCGCAATCATCAAGGGCGACACAAAGGCAAGCGATTCCGGGCTTAAAGCCGAATGGTTCACAATCCCGTTCTGCCGCCGAATTTTTGAGGCCGCGCTTGCGCTTGAGAGGCAAGGCCGTCCATGCGATATCCCGACGCTTGAAGGCGTGATTTCTGACGACGACCTTGAACAGGCTATCGTTGTCGCCACGGAAACCGTCACAACGGCGCTTGCCGAACAGCAGGCACGGAATATCCGGGAAGCGGCAATGCGGAAAGCGCTTATCAAGACGTGTCTGGATACAGTCAAGAGCGCGAACGATGGCGAGATATCCACGTCGGAGCTGCTCAACGGCGCGGTGGTGCGTCTAAACGAGTTGGGCGGACAAACAGACGACGGAGACATTATCAGCGGCACAGACGCGCTTTGCGGCTTTTATACACGACTCACGAGCGGAGCGGTTGAACCCATCGCAAAGACAGGGTTTCCGAAGCTCGATCAATCCTTGCTGATTGCGGGAGGGAAGCTGATTGTTGTCGGCGCACGGCCTTCCGTCGGCAAGTCTGCGCTCCTGCTGCATATGGCCGTTCGAGCGCTGGACGCAGGCAGAAGAATCCTGTTGGTATCTTGCGAGATGGGCGCGGACGAGGTCGTCGGGCGTGTTGTGGCGCAGAAAAGCGGCGTCTCGGTGGACAAAATCGAACGCCACAGCCTGACGGAAGACGAGATCATCAAAGTCGCTGACAGCTTTGCAGAAATCCCGTCAGAGAGGTTCTGCATCAGCGAACGGGCGCGAACCGTGCAGGATATTCGCCGAATGGCGCTGAGGACGCGAGCACATGGCGGGCTTGATTTGATCGTGGCTGATTACTTGCAGCTGCTTGATGCAGGACAGAAGACAAACAACCGCGCGGAAGCAGTCGGAGTTGTCACGAGAGGGCTAAAGGCGCTTGCGATGGAGCTAAAAATCCCGGTTTTGACCGCTTCACAGCTCAACCGCGCGAGCGAGCGGAACGACGAGCCGAAACTGTCAGACCTCCGCGAATCCGGCAGCATCGAGCAGGACGCAGACGCGGTACTTCTGCTGCATGCGCCGAACGACAAGGACGACCCGGAAAGGAAGCTGTTTCTGGACAAAAATCGGGGTGGTCGATGCGGAAGGATTACGCTGTATTTTGACGGCGCGACCATGAGATTTTCAGAAATGCAATGACGGAGGAACAGACCATGAACGATGTGACGATTTTCCGCAAGGATGAGTTCGGCACGGTGCGAGTGCTGGAGGAGGACGGAAGGACGCTATTTTGCGGCTCGGATGTGGCCAAGGCGCTGGGATATGCACGGCCTAATGATGCGATTGCCGCGCATTGCAGGGCTACGGTGAAACACAGTACCCCTATCAGCGGCAAGATGCAGGAAATCAATTTCATCCCAGAGGGCGACGTTTATCGCCTTATCACCCACAGCAAGCTCCCGGAAGCGGAGAAATTTGAGAGCTGGGTGTTTGACGAGGTCATCCCGAGCATCCGCAAGACCGGTGGCTACATTGCCGGTCAGGAGATGATGGACGACGACCAGCTCTTAGCCAACGCTCTGATGGTTGCACAGCGCAAGATTGCCGAGCGGAACAAACAGCTTGAAGCGGCGAACGCGAAGATTCAGGCCGACGCTCCGAAGGTGCTGTTCGCCGAGACGGTGGAGAAGGCGGAAGGGGATATTCTCGTCCGGCAGCTCGCGAAGCTGATGGTGCAGAGGGGATACGAAACCGGGGAAAAGAGGCTGTACGATCTGCTGCGGCGCGACGGCTTTGTGATTAAGGCCAACGCCAAAGACCAGAACGCACCGACACAGAGAAGCGTGGACATGGGGCTGATGCGGAGCATCGAGCGGACGGTCAGCAGCGCAGAAAAGACGTTTATCAGCTCGACGACCGTCATCACGCCGAAGGGACAGATTTACTTTTTGAATAAATATGCGCCCGAAAAGCCGGAGAAAAAGCGGCCGCCTGTTCAGGAGGCGATGACGCTATGCTGACGGAGGAAAAGCATGAAAAAGCAAGTGCCGACTGAATCCGAAGAGCAGCAGACCCTTTTTCGCTGGGCGGCGATGCAGAGCGGAAAATACCCAGAGCTTGCGCTGATGTTCCACATCCCAAACGAGGGGAAACGAAGCTGGATGACGGGCGGCAGAATGAAAGCTGAGGGGCTAAAAAGCGGAGTGCCTGACATCTTCCTGCCTGTCCCGCGCGGAGAGTTTCACGGGCTTTTTGTCGAAATGAAGAGGACGAAGGGCGGAACGGTCAGCGATTGTCAAAAGCTATGGCTGCATGATCTGCAAAAACAAGGCTATTGCGCGGCGGTGTGCCGGGGATGGTACGAAGCTGCGGAATGTATAAAAAAATACTTGGAGGGAAAAGCGTGAATAAGGTTTTTCTAATCGGAAATTTGACGAAAGACCCGGAAATGCGATCCACGCAGAGCGGCGTTGCGGTCTGTAACTTCGCGATTGCGGTCAATCGGCGGTTTAAAAACGCGAACGGCGAGCAGGAAACGGATTTTTTGAACGTCATCGCGTGGCGGCAGTTGGCCGAGCTGTGCGGCAAGTATCTTGTCAAAGGGCGCAAAGTGGCCGTGACGGGAAGCATCCAGACCCGAACCTACGAGGCGAAGGACGGAAGCAAGCGGACGGCATGGGATATCGTCGCCGACGAGGTGGAATTCCTGTCGCAGAACCAGCAGGGCAGCACACAGAGCGCGCCGGGGGCATACACGACGGCGGCGAGCAAAGACAGCGGGACGGCCTATGCGCCGCAACCACACAACGATTTTGGCGGGTTCACGCAGGTGGACGACGAAGAATTGCCGTTTTGATGGAGGGAAAGAGCATGCTGAACGAATTGCGCGATGAAATCTACGATGACGCGGTGAAACATGGGCTGTGGGACGAAATGCATGTTTGGAAGCTGATAGCAACGAATGAGGATTTCAGAAAAAGCGGCATAGCTGACGTGATTACTTATGCAAACAGCGACGAAACTAGAAAGAACGTGATTGCTGCTTTGTTCATTTCGATGGAAATTCGCGAGCTTATCTTTGCGATAGAAGACGCAGATCACTTCCGTGAAGAGCTGGCAGACGTTATCATCACGGCGCTGTCTGCCGCCGGGTATCTGGGCATCGACATTGACAAGGCGGTGCGGGCGAAGATGGAGATTAACCGAGGGAGAGAGTGGAGGCACGGAAAATGAAATGTAAATGGTACGCTGCGTTTGAAGGTGTCTGCACCAATGGCGAGTGTCCGTATCGCGGCGATGTGTGCCCGACGTGCGAACACCCGGAGGTGTGCAAGTATGCGGGAAACAGATACGAAGTGTCGGAACTGGTGAAAATCCTGAGGTGCGGCGCAGGCGACGAGCATAAATGCGCCGACTGTGCTGTGAATTTGAAAAATAAATGCGACAGAAAAGAAGCAAATCGGCAAGCTGCCGACATGCTGGAAAAGCTGGCGGAGGAGAAGGACGCAAAGAAGCTGGAGTGGATCAGCGTCAAGGACAGGCCGCCGGAGAAAAAACATGAAGCATACCTTTGTGGTCTTGATAGCTGCTTGCTTTCGTGCGGCCAGTATATTGACGACATACGCGTATTTTATGGCGACGGGAAATGGGAGGAACGACCCGGTCACTCACTGGATGCCACTGTCCGAGCTGCCGAAGGAGGAAGAAAGCCATGAATGAGAATCAAAAGAAATCCGTTTTCAGTTTGCCGAAAATGGTAACAGATGACCCGAAAGGCAATTTCGAGGTGATGCTCAATTTGGTCTACGAAAAAGATGGGTGGAGCTACATCCGTTACAGTGATGATGGCGCGGATGGTATGCCTATTACGGATTTCTGCTTCAAAAAGCTTTGTCCGGAGTTTGGATGTTCGGCATTTGCAGACCAGACCATGACCGACGAGGAAAAGGACGAGCTTCTCTTTAATTGTGTCTTTGATAACTGCCCTGTTGCAACGGTATACGCGGCGCTCAGCGGATATGGGCATCTGCGTGACAGGCTACGGAAGCACGAGGACGCAATAACGAACAGGGTGCTGCCGCTGCCAGAGCTGCCGAAGGAGGAAAAGCAATGAGCAAATATTATCCGGATGAAGAGTTCCCGACGTTCTGCGATCCTGAGACGCATGAAGCATTCCGACAGTTTGCCGAAAAATGGAGGTGCAGCACTTTTGAAGAACTGCAATTTCAGGTTGAAAACCTCCAAAATGAAAATAATCGGCTCGAAGCTCAGATCAAGAAATTGAGCCACATCAAGAAGAATTGGGACGAAAAGATTAAAGAAATTCGGCACACCCGGCTCAAAGAGCTTTTGAAAGATGTTCAGAAATGCGCGTATCTTGTTGATTGCAAATACGAATACTCGCACGTTAAATGTGACAAGTGCGACGACGAGAGGAAAATCCATTTTAAATCACCGTCTGGGAAAGAACTTACAGAACCTTGTTCTTGCTCTTGCAAAGTACTACGTTATTTTCTGCGCGAAATTCCGCTTTATGAAATTGAAACTTGCAGTCATTATGGGGAAGAACGAATATCACCTATCTATATTCTCCAAAAGGGAGAAGATGAAGTCAGATACTCTGTGAAAAATTTCCGGGACGAACTTGACAATGAAGAGATTTTAAAGGGTTACCGTTGGAGACCAGTCTTTTTGAGCAAAGAACGGGCTGAGGATTATGTCAGATTCCAAAATGCAGTGGAGGAAACCCATGATTAATATTTTTAACACAGATGACTTCTGCCTTGTCTGCATCTGCGCAGTGCGCTACTGTCTGGGGCGGCGCACCTACATGCCGTGGAGTATAATGAGCTTTATCAAGCAGTTCTTGCCGGCGCTGAGCGATAATACGCTGTATGTGATGGCGCGGGATATCGCCGAGGCTGACAATCTGGGCGACGCGGAGATTGACGCGCCGATGTGGGCGGAATTTCTGGCGGAGATCGAGAAAGAGCGGAAAAGGAGGAAAAGCGATGAAAACGCCTGATGAGATCAAATTGAAGCCCTGCCCGTTTTGCGGGGGCGAGGCAGAGATAAACGTTGACCATGAAGCGGTCGAAGATACGGAAAAACGGCATTGGGCGTATACCGTGGTATGCAATAGGTGCTGCGCAACATCTGGGCTTACATATCTCCCAGAAAAAGCGCGTGAAGCGTGGAATCGGAGGGCTGAACATGAGTGATTACATCAGCCTGGAAGCGATGAGTGAAACGCCTAAATGCCCGTATTGTGGAGACAGGATGGAAATCCACGTTCGTACACATACAACCGAGCAGGAGTTCTTCTCGGCATGGTATCAATGTGTGACGTGCGAAAGCACATCGCCACGCATTGAGTTTATCGGAAACACGTCGCAGACCAAAATTGAAGAACGGCTGCAAGCTGTGTCGTCGCGCCGCGTCGAGCCGAAGAACCGCGTGCTGACGCTGGAAGAGGTTGCAAAAAGCGAGGTCATGTGGTACGACGACCGCCTAAGGACGAGAGCACAAGTAGTTATTCTGGGATGGGGACGATGTGAGCCCGATTTCACAAAGCTAGTAGATCGTTGCGGAGATGAATTTTATCGGAAGAATGCGTCTTATAACGATTTCTGGCGCTGCTGGCTGCGCAAGCCGACGGAAGCGGAAAGGCGGGAAACGCCGTGGGCAGGTGATAGCCGTGAATGACGCGCCATGCCGCGACTGTACGAGCCACGAGGTCGGCTGCCACGCAGGATGCGAGAGATACAAGGCGTATGCCGACGGCAGGAAGCAAGCGCTTGAAAACCGCTACACGGCTTGTATAGAGGGCACGAGCAAAAAGCGCAGTCACGAGCGCTGGTTGGAGTTTCAGCGAAAGGCGCAAAAAGGAGGTTAATAATGCAGTTGACGGAAGCGGACAAGCGCACGCTGCTTGACACGCGGAAAAAGCGCAAGGCGTATGTGAGGACGGAGGAAGCCTACGAGGAGGAAAAAGCCGCCTATCTGACGGCACAAAAGCTCACGGGCATGCCGTCCGGCTCGTCCAGCGGTGCAGGGCTTGAGGCCTATGTCATACGACGTGACAAGGCTTTCGAGGCGCTGCAAGCCGCGAGCATGGCCTATCTTACGGCAATTTCTGCGGCGCTTGAGGTGATCGACAAGATTGTGCTGCAAATCGAAACACTTGAGAAGGTCAGCCGAGTGCGAGAGTTTTGCAAGGCGTATTTTATCGAGGGACTGTCCGTCACTGAGGCGACGGCGCGCCAAGGGCTGGCCGAAAGCACGGGCTGGGCGTACAAGAGGGAAATTATAGGCGATTTGCAGTAAACTTATAGAGCGGTCGGAGCTACACATAGAGTGCGACCGTGTGATAACATTAAAATCAGCGAAGAGCGCAAAGCGCAGGACGCTGGCAAATAATCAGCAGCAAAGCCGCGGCGAACGTCACGGCTTTTGTTTTGGGGTGATTTGTGCTTTACCTCCGGCGCAAATCGGGAAGCAACGCAACAGGACGCAGAGTGAGAGCGGCGCAGAGTGGGAGCGGCGTTGCTTATGCTGATTCAGGAGGATGTGCAGGGAGGGTTTGCGGCATGGAGAAACAGCAAACTCAAAAGACAGCCGAGGAACGCTATGAAGAACTTCGGCAAGAAAACATCCGAAGACTGCAAAGAGAGATTGAATTTCTGGAAGATCGGATTCAGCAGAGCCAGCAGTTTGCCTCATTCCCGAACTGCTTTATGCAGCCAATTCCGATCACGCACGATGAGCAAATGCTGTCGGCGATGTGTTGCACAAACATTTTTCCATCTCCGCCGCCGAAATCGTCACTTGACAAGATGCTCGAAACGCTGGAATGGGAAAATTCGCACGGCTGGCTGTACAAGATGATACACTGGCGGGAAAAACCAAAATATAAACAATGAAAAATATATGTTGACACATATATAAAAAAGCGCTATAATGATGGTAGAGGTGATGGAATGCCGAATGAAAGCCAGATTGCGGCAACCCGGCGCTATAAAGAGCGCCATATCCGCCGCGTAGCGCTGGAAATGCAGAAGGAAGAGTATGAAAGGTTAAAAAATCATGCGGATGCGCAGCGGGAGACCGTCAGCGGCTATCTCAAAGTAGCCATGCGCGAGCGCATGAGGAAGGAGGATGAAAGCAATGTATGAAAGGATTGAGTACACCAACAGCGCCGAGCTTTGCGAGCGGATGGCGCAGGAGTGCGACACAGCGATCATTGCTTTCTCCACCGGCAAGGACAGCATCGCGGCGTGGCTGCAAATGCGCCGATACTTTAAGCACATCGTACCGTACTACTGTTATAGTGTCCCGAATCTTGGTTTTGTGGAAAGAAGTCTTGCGTACTATGAGGATTTTTTCGGGACGCATATCTATCGGCTGCCGCACCGAAGCCTTTACCGCTGGATGCGAGGGCTTGTGTTCCAGCCGCCGGATCATGTGACAAAAATCGAAGCGCTGGACATACCCGGCGAAGAATACGACGACGCGATGATTGGCGAGATCGTCCGCCAGACCGCTGGGCTTCCGGACGGCGCGTACACCGGAACGGGCGTTCGTATGGCGGATTCCCCTATGCGCCGCGTCGGTCTGAAAACGCATGGCTGTATCAATCACAATCGGAAGTGCTTTTACCCGGTCTATGATTGGACAAAAGCTGACCTTTTGCGGGAAATAGATTCGGCTGGCGTGAAACTTCCGCCTGACTATAAGCTGTTCGGCAGAACGTTTGACGGTATTGATTACCGATTCCTTGCCCCGATCAAGGAGCATTACCCGGAAGATTACGAAAAAATCATTACATGGTTTCCGCTTGCCGAACTGGAAATTATGAGGAGGGAAATGTAATGGGCTATTGGGACAAAAAAGAACCTTCCGCGCCCGAACCGGAGGAGCGGGAACAGGCGGACAGCCTTGAAAATGTCGAAGCCGAATGCCTTGAAGAAATGGGCGAGGTTGAAAAAGGATTCCGCGAGCGCATGAAGGCGGAGAATGACCGATTCCGCGATATGTGCGACACTGAGTATTGGGTCTGCTTGTGTTTTAAGAGCAGAGCGCAAAAGGAAGAGTTTTTGCAGAGTGTCGGCATGGAAACCGATTTGAAGTACATCGACGGTCGAGAGATGGCGCGGGCGGTGAAGCGCCCGGTCAGGACGCCGGATTTGCAGTTTGCAAAGATTAAAGCGCCGGACAAAGAGTTTTCGGCGCGGGCTATGGATATCTGATAAACTCCACGAAAGAGCTGCACATGCGGCTCTTTTTTGTATCTGAAAGGAGGTGATTGCATGACTGCAATGCAGCGCAGAATCAACCGCGCAACCGGCGTTTCGGGCGCTGGCGCACGTCGTCGTGAAAGCCGCCGAGTGCAAAGCTCGATGCGAGCGAGAGCGAGCAGCACCTAAACAATGGGCGAGCGCCCGCTAACACAAGAAGGAGGTGGGCGCTTGCCCGGTGGAAGACCACGCTTTGAGTTTACCGAGGAGCGTTTAGATACAATCAAGGAGCTTGCAGCCGAGGGCGCGACGATTGAAGAACTTGCGCACGCCGTCGGATGTGCAGATTCGACCTTCCGTGCCAACAAAAAGGCGATGGAAGCGTATCGGTGGGGCGTACAGGAATCAAAACTCAGCTTGCGTCACTGGCAATTTTTACAGGCAAAAAGCGGAAATGTGCAGATGCTGATTTGGTTGGGGAAAAATATGCTGGGACAGGCTGATAACGTGAAGAACGAGGACAACAAAGCGGTAGAGAAGCTGGATTCGCTGTTAAAGGAGTTTCAAGATGCTGTTAAGCGATAAACAAACGGAGTTTGTACGCGAGGCGCATCATAGATGGAACTTCAAGGGCGGAGCAACGCGAAGCGGAAAGACATATCTGGATTTCAGATGGATCATTCCGATACGGATAAGGGAGCGCATCGGGAAAGAGGGCTTGACGGTCATTCTCGGCGTTACCAAAAGCACGATTGAAAGAAACGTGCTTGAACCTATGCGGAATATCTATGGCGATGAGCTTGTCGGCACAATATCTAGTGATAATCGCATCTGGCTTTTTGGCGAACGTTGTTACGCACTCGGCGCGGAGAAAATCACGCAAGTTTCAAAAATTCGTGGCGCATCAATCAAGTATTGTTACGGAGACGAGGTTGCGGATTGGAGCATCGAAGTTTTTGAACTGCTGAAAAGCCGTCTGGACAAGGCGTATTCCTGCTTTGACGGCACGTTTAACCCGCAATATCCCAGTCATTGGTTAAAGGCATTTTTGGACAGCGACGCGGACATATTCAGCCAAACCTACACGATAGATGATAACCCATTCTTGCCGCCTGAGTTTATTGAAAACCTGAAACGCGAATACGCCGGGTCGGTGTACTATAAGCGCTATATTCTGGGCGAGTGGTCGCTTGCGGAAGGTATGGTATACCCCGAATACTCAAAGGTGCTCGAAACACCGTTCACGCCGCCGCGCTGGCGTGACGTTTTTATTTCCATCGACTACGGCACACAAAACGCCTTCGCTGCTCTGCTATGGGGCAAAAGCGAGGGCGTTTGGCATATTTTCCGGGAATATCGCTATTCAGGACGCGACACGCAGGTGCAAAAGACCGATGAGGACTATGTGCGCGACATGGAGCGGTTCGTCAGCGAGAGCTTGCCGGAAGACCAGCAGCGCGGCGTGATGACAATCATTGACCCTTCTGCTGCATCGTTCATCGCGGCGCTCAGGCGCTCACGGCTTGCCTTCCGTGTTAGGAAGGCAGATAACGACGTTCTGGACGGCATCCGCGACGTTGCGGTTTGCATGCAGCGCGGAGACGTGCGGATTTTCGACAATCTGCCGGAGTTGCGCAAGGAGTTTGACGGCTATGTCTGGGATGATAAAGCGGACGACAAGCCGATTAAGGTCAACGATCACTTAATGGACGCGCTGCGCTACGGAGTGCGCACCATGCGGCTTGTCAAGCCGAAAGAAGAGTATAAAAGCCCATTTTTCGCATAAGGAGGTGATGGCGTTGCTGACGTGGCAGGATTTCCCGACGGACGAGGATAAAATCCCCGATTTCATCTCGCAGATGATTGCGGAGCACGAACAAAACGAAGCGGTTGAAATGGCGCTGACAGCTAACCTGTACGACCATCAGAGAAACAAAACCATAAATGAATATGTGAAGAAAATCTATTCATCCGCTGGGGTATCGGTGCGAAACTATGTTGCATCAAACAACAAGATCGCGTCAAATTTCTTCCGGAGGTTGAATACGCAGCGCTGTGCCTACTCGCTGGGCAACGGCGTGACCTTTGCAAGCGACAAAGACACCGACGGAAAAGCGAAGCAGGACGGCGGGACAAAAGCAAAGCTGGGCAAGACGTTTGATACTGAGTTATACAGAGCTGGATATCTGGCGCTGATTCACGGTGTCAGTTTTGTGTTTTTCAACTTTGATCACATCCATGTCTTCCCACTGACTGAGTTTGTGCCGTTGTGGGACGAGAATGACGGTACGCTGCGCGCCGGTCTGCGATACTGGCGCATTGACGGCACTAAGCCGACGATTGCCGTACTGTACACCGAAGACGGTTACAGGCGGTTTAAATCAAAATCTGGGTATGCGCGATTTGAGAAAGATGGAGATCTGCGTGCGTACAAGCAGACCGTCTCGAAAGCGCCGGCCGATGCAGAGCCTGAGGTTATCGCCGAGGAAAATTACAGTCGCCTGCCGATTGTCCCGCTGTGGGGAAGCCGATTGCATCAGTCGACGCTTGTCGGTTTGCAGCAGAGCATTGACAGCTATGATCTGATTCGGTCTGGATTTGCAAACGATTTGCAGGACTGCGCGCAAATCTATTGGATTCTGGAAAACTACGGCGGTATGGATGACGAGAGTTTGCAGAAATTCCGCGACCAAATCCTCTTACAGCATATCGCAGTCGCAGATACGCGCGATGGCGGCGGAATCAAGCCGTATACGCAAGACGTACCGTATGCTGCGCGGACGGCGTATTTGCAGACCATCAGGCAGGATATCTACGAGGATTTCGGTGGGTTTGACACCAAGGCGATTTCCGCGTCTAACCAGACTGCGACGGCGATTAACTCCGCATATCAACCGCTTGACGAGAACGCGGATGATTTTGAAAATCAGCTCGAATCCTGCATTCGGTCGATTCTGGGATTAATCGGCATTGATGATGTCCCCATTTTCAAGCGAAACCGCATCAGCAACCAGCTTGAACAGGTGCAAATGCTGATGCTTGAAGCGCCGTATCTTGACAGACAGACGATCCTTGAGAATCTGCCGAACATCTACATCGACAAAGTGCCGGAGATCATGGCGCGGCTGGACGAGGAAACGGAAGGGCGGTTCGTGCGCGAGGAATCGGAGGAGGAAACGACGTGAAGCGCTATGGCATACCGTACAAAGGGAGCAAAAACGGCATAGCGCGGAAAATAGTCAGTTTTCTTCCATCAGCTGATGTTTTGATCGATATCTGCGCTGGCGGTTGCGCCATAACACATGCAGCGCTTGAAATCTGTGAAGGGCTTGCACCGAAGTGGGAACGGATTATAGCGAACGACATTTGCGAAATGCCGTTAAAACTGTTCAAGGGCGCAATGTGCGGAGAATATGCAAATGAAAAGCGTTGGATTGATCGAGAAACGTTTCAAAAATTAAAAGATGCTGACCCATATGTAAGATATTGTTGGAGCTTTGGAAATAACGGAATCAACTATCTGTATGCACAGGAAGTAGAACCATGGAAAAAAGCGCTGCACTATGCGCGGGTTTTCGGTGACACGTCGCTCCTGCAAAATATGGGAATTGACGGCGACGGAAGCCGCGCGGACGTTCTGACGCATGAAGCCGAGTACAAGAATAAATATATTCGGTGGTGGCTTTCGCATCAAAAATACGCACCGGCAGAGCTTGATGAACTGATTAAAAACGCGAAAGCAGATATCGAGAGAGACGAGGAAGAACTGAGGACGTATCTTCTGAAAGCCTTGAAAATGTCAGGCTTGACGCAGGCTGAGGTTCAGCGTCGTCTCGGAACGCAGATGGCGGGGCATTACTTCGGGCGCTCACAATGGGAGTTCCCAACGCGGGAAATGTACCAACGTATGCAGGAATTTATGCCGCTTCCCGACGATTACAATGAGCTTGTCGGATTGTACAGGCTTAGGCAAAGTCTGCAAAGTCTGCAAAGGCTGGAAAGTCTGCAAAGGCTGGAAAGTCTGCAAAGGCTGGAAAGGCTGGAAAGTCTGCAAAGGCTGGAAAGTCTGGAGATCTCATTCGAAAGCTATGAAAACGTCAAAATTCCAGAAAATAGCGTGATTTACGCAGATATTCCGTATCAAGACACGGACTGCGGCGGTTATGAAGGATTCGACCACGAATCCTTTTTTAATTGGGCAGCGGAGCAGAAAACTCCCGTATTTATCAGCAGTTACAAGGTGGAGGACGAGCGCTTCACGTGCGTTTTTGAGTGCGACAAGCGATCGCTGAACAACGGGAAAGGTTCCGGGAAACTGATGAAGGAGCGGATTTATGCGAACACGGCGGGGGTGACGGCGCTTGGCAGATCAGGCGGTTCGATGGACTGACAAGCAGATTGAAGAGCTAGAGCGGCGCATCCGCGACGTGTACACTGACGCGGCGGCTGACATTCAGCAAAAACTTGACAAGTTCATTGCAAAGTTTCGCAGGGACGATAAAAAGTACCGTGCGCAGCTCGAAGCGGGAGAGATCACGCCGGAAACCTACCGCGATTGGCTGGCAGGGCAAGTGTTCCAAAGCAAGCGCTGGCGGCAGATGCTTGCCAACATGACGGAGACGCTGACGCACAGCAACGAGCTTGCCATGCAGATCATCAACGACACGACCCCGGAAGCGTTTGCCTATAATGCCAACTGGTCAAGCTACATGCTCGAAAAGGGCGCACGGATAAACATGGGCTTTGAGTTGTATGACGCATCGACCGTCAAGCAGCTTATCCGCGACCAGCCCGACCTTCTGCCGCCGTCAAAGGTGGATATACCAGTGGACAAGCGCTGGAATCATACGCAGATCACACAGCAGATCACGCAGGGCATCATCCAAGGCGAACCGCTTGAGACGGTCGTGAAGCGATTGCAGCGCGTGACGACGGCGAACGAGGTCAGCGCAAGGCGACACGCGAGAACCGCAATGACATACGCGCAGAACGCGGGACGCATCGAAAGCTATCATCAGGCGGCGAAGCTGGGTATCAAGCTTCAAAAGGAGTGGCGGGCGACACTGGACAACCACACGCGTCATTCTCACGCCATGCTTGACGGGCAGCGAGTAGACGTAGACAAGCCGTTTCAAAGCGAGCTGGGCGAGATCATGTGTCCGGGCGACCCAAACGCAAGACCCGCGAATGTGTACAACTGCCGGTGTGCGCTCGTGTCGTACAATCCCAAGTACCCGCCGCGAAATGAGACGCGGCTCGACAACATCACCCGCGACACGATACCGTTCAAGACCTACGCGGAGTGGGCAGGATGGAAGGAGGCGCACAATGGCGGGAAATCTGATCGACAACAGCGCGGCGTTTTTGGCAGAGCTGGAACGCGCAAAGGCGCGGGCGCTTGAGACCATCGGTCAGAAAGCTGAAACATACGCAAAAGACAAGTGCCCGAAGGGAACAGAAGAAAGCACGGGAAAGAAAGGGTATATCGGCGGAACGCTGCAAAACAGCATCACGCACAGGGTTGATGATGACGTGGTGAGCGTGGGAAGCAACGTCGAATATGCACCGTATGTTGAGCTGGGCACTGGTCCGCATTTTGAAGCGCCGCCTGAGTGGGAGAAGTTCACGACGACACGAGGAAGCGGAATCGGTAAATCGTTTATGCGACCGCACCGCTACCTGAGACCCGCGATTGAAGATCACCGAGAAGAATACAAGGAAATTATGCACGACGAGCTGTCAGGAGGTTAAAAATGGGGTTTATCAAGTGGTTTAGGCGCGAGAAAATCCGCAGGGGAGCGCAAAAAGAGATCAAACAGGCGCGAGAATCCGCGCCCGGCACAAGGCAAGGCCAACGCGCGCTGGCGCGGAAGATCGAGAAAATCAGGGCAAAGGCAAACAAGGAAATTGACAAGCACCGCTGAGAGCAGCGGTTTTCCTTTTGGCAAAAACGGCAAAGTACCGCCGTTTGCATATATAAAGCGAAGGGCGAAGAACAGCCCCCGAAGTAAAGGAGCGTAAACATGGCATTCACCAGAAAATTTCTCAAGGCGCTTGGTCTGACCGAAGAACAGGTTGACAGCGTGGTTGAGGCGCACACAGAAACCGTTGATGGGCTGAAAAGCCAGATGGCGGGCTACAAAACCGACGCCGAGAAGCTGAAAGACGTCCAGAAGGAGTTGGACGACCTGAAAGCAAAGGGCGACGGAGAGGACTACAAAAGCAAGTATGACAGCGAACACGCGGCTTTTGAGAAGTACAAGAACGACCAGAACGCCAAAGAATCGGCGGCACTGGCCGAGCGACTGTACCGGGAGCAGCTTAACGCGCTGGGCATCACTGGAAAGCGAGCTGACAGCATTGTACGCCTGACTGATCTTTCCACCGTGAAGGTCAAAGACGGCAAGCTGGAAGACGCTGACGGCGTGAAGAATGGCATCCAGACCGACTATGCGGATTTCATCCCAAACACCAATACGCACGGCGCGAATGTGGATAATCCGCCCGACAACAACGGCGGCAGCGGGGCATCCAGCCGCGCGGCACAGGTCGCCAAGGATTATTACGCCGCGATTTATGGCGCGGCAGAAGGAGCGAAAAAATGAGCTTTATCAAAGCTGAAAACGGCGCGGTTTACGCGCCTGGTTATTTTCTGGTTCATCCCGAAGACATAACGCGGGAGACTTGCACGGTCAAGGCAGACCACGAGAACGTCAAAACCGCCACAAACGGCGGCAAGTATGTTCCGGCCGGGTCTGTCATCCCGGCGAATGACACAACGGCGGTCGGCATCCTGTATGAGGATGTGGACGTGTCCAGCGGCGACATGCCGGGGTCTGTCGTTACGCGCGGAGCTGTCTATGAGGACAAGATTTCTCCGGCGGTTGATACGGCTGCAAAGACGGCGCTGAAAGGCATCACCTTTGTTGCCACTGCCCCGGCAATCACGCGTCCGTACTGAAAGAGGTGAAAAAAATGGCTGAAATGTTTGAAAACAACATCCTGGGTTTTATCCCGCAAAAAGACTGGATGAACATCCCGTTCCAGGTTACCCGCCCGAACGACCCGATTGACGGTCTGTTCGGCGACACGCGAACCGCGAATCTGGTAGCCTACTGGCAGAGCATCGCGGCGCAGTATCAGATCCCCGTCATGGCTCAGTTCCACGGCTTTGATACCGAAGCGCGAACGACCTTCCGCGTTCCGGTCGATACGCACAACATTGAAAAGGGCCTGATTAAGGTCAAAATCAATCAGTCCGAGCGCATGCGTGCTCTTCTGCGAAGCGGCGTGCAGCAGAATGACATGTACGATTATGTCATCCGCGATGGCATCAACCTGTCGGAGCAGGTCGTGACGCGCACGAAGGTTGCCAAGAACGAGCTGCTGGCGACGGGCAAGGTGACGATCAAGGAGAATAACCTCAACCTGACCGTTGATTACGGCGTGCCGTCCGGGCAGACCTCTAAGACGCTTGATCTGTCCGAGAGCGCTAACGTGCCGAAGCTGCTGCAAGCGCTGATCGATGAGGCAACCGACAACGGCGTGACGCTGACTGGCATTTACACCAGCAAGGCGAACATCACAAAAATGCGCAGCAATGCGGCGATTCAGAAGGCTGTGAACGGTAACGTTGGCGCTGGCGCGCTTGTCCGCGCGGACGCTTTCAACGCTTATCTCAATGAGGAGTTTGGCATTCAGCGCGTTATCGCAAACGATTTGACCTATGCAGTCGAAAATGGTGTCGGCGCGAATGGCCGCCCGAACAGAACGACGAAGCGCTACTACCCGAAAGATAAGATCACGCTCTTCGCGGCGAATCCTTCTGGCCGCCTGGGCGAGGGTCTGTGGGGCGATCCGCCGGAGACTGACGCAGGTGCGTTTATGCAGGTCGGAGCGAGCGGCGTAAGCCCGTATGTCTACGTTTCGCAGTGGATGGAGAAAGATCCGGCTGTTCTGTGGACAAAGGCAAGCGCGCTCTTTATGCCGATGCTTTACAATCCGAACAGTCTGTATATCGCGTCTGTGACGGGGGAATAACGGAGCTGTCCGAAACGCCTACGCTTCAAAGCGCCAATCTTGGCGGCATGACAAAGGCTGAATTGCTGGCGTATGCCGCCGAGAGGGGCGTTGAGGGTGTCGGCAGCTCGATGAACAAGGCGGATATCGTGGCGGCGATCAAAGCCGCAGAAACGGAGCAAACCAATGCTTGAAGCGGTTTTGACGTATCTGCATAACTGGTTTCCCGTCAGGTGCGACGCGGGGACGTTCACCATCGCTTCCGGCATCCCTGACGTTGGCTTTTTGAAGCCGGGGCAATACTACCGCATTAAGGGCAGCGTGTTTTCCGACGGACTGCACGTCTATCAGAGCGGCGAGACGCTGGCAGATGAAACCTTCAAGGGCGAAATCTGGGCGCTGGCAATCCCGAAAAGCGTCAAAGAGCTTGCAGTGGAAATCGCCGCGTACACGGAGAAGAACCCGGTGACCGATAAGGTTTCTGAAAGTTTCGGCGGTTACAGTTACTCCCGCGCATCCGGCACGACCGGCGCGCCGATGGGCTGGCAGGGGGCTTTTGCCTCCCGCCTTGCCCCTTATCGGAGGATAAGCGATGACTAACGCAGAGCTGATCGAGAAATTTTCCCAGCCGTGCGTGATGTTGGAAAAAAAGCGCGTCCCTGACGGGCTGGGCGGCTTTGAAACGAGCTGGACGGACGGTGACGAGTTCGACGCGGCGATTGTCAAAGATCAGAGCTTGCAAGCGCGTGTCGCCGAGAAGCAGGGCGTTTCCAGTGTCTACACCATCACGACGGCGCGAGGCGTTGCGCTTGAGTATCACGAGGTTTTCCGCCGCGTCTCTGACGGGGCAATCTTCCGCGTGACAAGCGACTACACCGACAGCAGACCACCCGACGTGGCAACGTTTGAATTTGAGCAAGTGACGGCTGAGAGGTGGGAGCTTCCGACATGACCGAGACGGCAAAGGCACTATACAGCTTTTATTCCGGGTTCGGCCTTGACGCATACCCGGAAAGCAACGTGCCGGAGAACGCGAAACTCCCATATATCACCTACACCGTCATTGAGCCGGACTGGCGAAACGCTGCAAGCCATCAGGCGCGTGTGTGGTATCGGTCGGAGAGCTACAAGGGCATATGCGCCAAGGTTGACGAGATCACAAGGGCGGTGGGTGAGCTGCTCATGCTTCCGACGGCGAACGGCTATGTCGCCATTCGCCCCGCTGACCCGTTGGTGCAGTATCAGCCCATCGCAAACCCGGAAATCAAAGTCGCGTATCTCAATTTTCAAATCAATTCGTATCAATCGAGGTGATATAAATGGGCAAACCTGTTACGGCTGTCAGACCGCAGACGTTCGAGCGGTTGCAGCTCAACGCGGGTGCTTTTCTCAAAAATTTTGACCTGAGCACCTACACCGAATACAGTGCGCTCGAAGAAGCCCTTTTCGCCGCCATTAAGGATGGCACAAAGGCGCTGGGCGCGACGCGAGGCGGCGGCACATTTACCGCAACGCCAACCATGCGCAGCATCGAGGCGGACGGAAAGCGGTATGAGTTCAAAGGTAGTACGGTCATTGATACTTGGGATATCAAGCTGACCGCGACGCTTATGGAGATCACGCCGGATAACTTCGTGCTTGCACTCGGCACGGCTGAGAAGACCGAGGACAAAGCCTTCACAGTCGGAAAAAAGACCACGATCAAGCTGAGAACCGGCATCGAGGACGGAGACTATATCCAGAATCTCGTCTGGTTCGGCAACACGTCCAAGGGATTTGTCGCCATCGTGCTTGACAACGCGCTGAACAACACGGGCGTGACGTTGACTTTCAGCGACAAGGGCGAGGGTACAATCCCGGTCGAGTTCCACGCATACCAGGACACCGTGGAGAACAACGAGTACGCGCCTTGCGCGATCTACTTTTTTGATGAAGCGGCGCAGTAACAACACGCCGGGGGCTTTGCCTTCGGCGCTTTTCTTTTTTTGAGGTGAGAAGAAGATGAAACTTTCGGAAATGAACGGTGAAGAGCTGTCTGTCTGTCTTTGCAAAATCGCAGAACCGCTTGAGAGGATCGGTTTTGACGAGAAGACGACGGAAACCTTTCAGAAAATCGCCGATTTGAGCAAAAGCGGCATGAACAACATCCAGCAGACCTCTATGATGATCGGCAAGTTCGTTCCGCTGCTGCTAGGCGACCACAGAGAAGACACGTTCGCGATTCTGGCGGCTATCAACGACAAAACCGTTGATGAAATCCGCAGTCAGAAGGGCATGCAGACCATCAAGGAGCTGAAAAACGCGCTCGCAGACCCCGACCTGATGGATTTTTTTACGTCGTCCGTGCATACGGTCGGAAAGCTGTAACGGCGGCGATTTACAGGCACGGAGCACCGCCGACAATCGCGGCACTCTCCGACCTTTTGGCAGATGATCGTCAAAAGTGGCTGGGCGACGTGTACAGCGCGAAGATGCTTTCCGCCATCTGTCAGGCGATGGGAAGCGAACCCGTAAGCTATGAGGAGTTTGTCGGTCTGGTGGAGCAGGATAACCGAACGGGCCAGGAGATCATTGACGATCTGATTGCCGAGCACGAGAGAAGGAAAAAAGCAAGAGGGGAGGGGTAAAGCATGGATTTATTTACGCTTGTAGCCAAGATCGGGCTGGATTCAAAGGAGTATGAGCAGGGCATCAAGGGTGCAAAGCAGGGCTTTGAAAAGCTCGATACGTGGATGGTTGCAAAGGCGCAACTGATTGCGGACGGCGTAAAGCGCGCATTTTCGACGATTGCGGACTTTGCTAAGGATGCGGTCACAGCCGCCGCCGACGTGGCGGCAGAAAAGGCGCAGTTTGCAGCAACCTTTGAAGGCATCGAGGAAGCCGCGAACGGCGTTCTCGCCAGCGTCAGTAATGACACGGGCATCCTTGCAACACGCTTGCAGCAGGTCGGCACCAAAGCGTTCAGTCAGTTCAAGGGTGCAGGCATTGACGCGGCAGGGGCGCTCTCGATGATGGATGAGTATACCCGCATCGCGGCTGACGCGGCGGCATACTACGACATCAGCCTTGAGGATGCAGACGTGCGCTTGCGCTCTTTCCTGCGCGGAAACACTGAGGCGGGCGACGCTATTGGCCTTTTCACTTCGGAAAGCCAGCGAAACTCTAAGGCCGTCGAACTGTACGGCACGAAATGGACGAATCTGACCGAAGCGCAGAAGCAGAACCTCATGCTCAACGTTGCGCAAGAAATCTATGACCAGAGCGGCGCGACAGGGCAAGCAGCGCGTGAAATGGACGGCTGGGTGAACGTCGTCGGAAACTTGCAGCGCGTCTGGAAAGACGTTCTGGCCGTTGTGGGCGCTCCGTTTTACGAATCAATAACGCCAGTCGTGAAAAAGCTGAGCGAGTTTCTGTCTGATGAAACTGTTCAGATGCGTCTTGGCATGCTTGCGTCAAGCCTCGGCGATATGGCCGGATATGTCTTTGACGGCGTTATTGACCTGCTGGACAAGATTCTGGCGTGGAGCAGCGGCGAAGAAAAGCCCAGCGACACCGCGCAGGCGCTTTTTGATATTGCCAGCTCGTTTGGCAACATTGCGGGCATGATTTTCACGGGCGTTGAGGACTTCTTGGCGCTGCTTTTCAACGGATTTGACAAGGAGACAGCCGAAAACGTAGAGGAATTTCTTAAGGATTTCAGCACTTTTGTTGACGATCCTCTCTTCCAAACGGCGGCGGTTGTTCTTGGTGGCATCGTTACCGCGTGGATTGCCATGAAATCGCCTCTTGTCCTTGTTGGCTTGGCGGTTGGAGCAATTGTCACTCACTGGAAAGACATTAAAGAATGGGCCGGAAAAGCGCTGGAAGCGGTAAAGGACTTCTTTGGGACGGAGGTTGCCGACGCGCTGACAAATATTGTGTCTGGGATTGCCGGATGGTTTGAATCCATTCAAACCATGGCGAGCGACGCACTGACGGCAGTTGACGATTTTTTCAAGGCGCAGTTTGACATTAGCCTTACGGATATCGTCCAAAACGTGGCTGACGCTTTTAAATCTGTTTATGACTGGGCGCACGATGCGCTGACTAACGCAGCCGATTTCTTTAACGCTACCTTCTCTGACCCGATCAGCGGAATCCTTGAGAGTATTTCGGGATGGTTTGACAACGTGATTTCCAAGGCCGGAACGGCCATTGAAAAGGTTCAGACCTTTTTGGGGCTGGACACTGAAAAGAGAGACAGCAACCCCAATAATCCATACGGGAATAACTGGCACAATACGGGAACTCCGCGCAAGGCAACCGGCCTTAACTATGTGCCATACAATGACTTCCCGGCAATCCTACATGCAGGCGAAGCCGTTCTGAACCGCGCAGACGCGACGGCCTACCGTGCCGGAAACGTCGGCGGTATCAGCACGGAAAGCATCAGTCAGGCCGTCGCCGTCGCTGTACGCGAAGCGCTTGACGGCGTGGGCGTGTACATGGGCGCGGATAGAGTGGGCGATCTTGTGACGCAGCGCGTGAGCCGCAACATCGCAAAGGGCGCAAGAGCTATGAGGTATGCAAACGTATGATGACGAGATACGCCTGCCGACTGAACGGCATTGATTTGTCGAGCATCGATCCGGCAATTTATGTGCTTGACGTGAGCACCGTTTCGCCCGTGCGCGATCTTGTGACGACACCGCTTGCAGGCCGAAGCGGACAGCGAATCACGAAGCGCACGACGAACAGCCTGAGCGTCGAAGTAAAATTTGAAATCCACGAGCAGAATACCATTCGCCGCGCTCTTATCACGGAGAAAGTGACGGAGTGGGCGATTCTCGGCGGCGTTCTGACGACAAACGACCGCCCCGAAAGGCGGCTGCATGTCATTTGTGAGACCCTGCCGAACTTCTCCGCTCTGCGCTGGACAAACAGCCTGACGGCGACGTTTACGGCTTTTGAGATCCCCTTCTGGGAAAGCGAATACCCGCGAAACGCGACGGTTGACGGGAACGGCGAAGCTCAAATGATTGCGCCAGGCTTTGCGGATGATTCCCGCGTATGGGCAAGTGTGACCAACGCCGGAACGGGCGCGATCACGACCGTAGACCTGACAGCCGGACAAACCGCGCTGCACTTCTCCGGGCTTGCGCTCCCTTCCGGCTCGGCGCTGGAAGTCGGAACGGACGAGCACGGCGTTTTTTATGCGCGAATCGGAAGCGAAAGCGTACTGAGCAAGCGGGCAGCGGAATCAAGCGACGAGCTGCGGCTTGAAGCCGGGAAGTTTGGCAAGCTGTCCGTCTCCACAGACGGAAAAGCAAAGACGAGATTCGGCGTGAGGGGGTATTACACATGAGTGTAAGGCTTCCGCGTCTTCTTGACGCGCAGCTCCGCGATGTGTGCCGCCTCCATCCCGTTACGCTATCCATCAACGAGCGGCTTGTACCGCCGCACGACGCTTCCATGACGCTTCCTCCGGGCGAAGGAGCGCCTTTCCATGCGTGGGTAGAGCTTTATACCATCGACGGCAACGCGGGCTTCTACCGTGTGTCTAGCGCGTCTGAAAGCTATGTCAGCACGGGCGACGTTGACCTAGAGCACAGCGCGGCGATTCTCGGCGACGCGATCATTCCCGGCGAGGGGACGTACAGCGGAACATGCGCCGAAGTGCTGACGGCGATGCTGGCAAATCAAACGACGCTTGTAAACGGTCAAAAGCCTTGGGTTCTCGGCACGTGTGCGAAAAGCGCGAGCATCGAATATGCGTATGACTGCAACAACATCCTGTCGGCAATGACGGAAGTGGTCGGCGACGAGAAAGACGGCTACGCGCTCGAATTTGACGATACGCACGGTTTCCCTTGGCGGGTGAACGTCGTATCGGTCGAAACAACCGCGAGCTGTGAGGGGCGGCTGAGCCGAAACCTCGAAAGCGTCAGCGTCTCGATATCCGATGACGAGTTCTGCACGCGGATTTACTGCAAGAGTCTCCCGGAGCCGCACTACATCGACGGTCCGACCGTCGGCGTGTGGGGAATCATCACGAAGACGATCACCGCCGGAGAGGGTGTGACCGCTGAAAGCCTGAAAAGCTACATCACGCGATATCTCGAAGACCACAAAAACCCGCGAAACAGCATTGAGATCAACGGCGTTGATTTGGCGACTGCGACCGGAGAAAGCCTTGATTCCTTTCGAATCGGTCGGCTTTTCCGGCTTACGCTCCCCGATTACGGCGTGAAGATGGAAGAGCGAATCCTCGTGCGCAGCATCACCGACGTTTACGGCGACCCGCGCGGCGTAAGGCTGACGCTAGCAAGCAACATCCGCGACACGGCGGAAGACCTCGTGCGGCTGGACAACACCGTTACAGGCGGATCGTCGAAGAACAGCACAAAAAAGTATATCGGCGGCGGCAAGGGCGCCGGCCTGTCGAAAACGTCCGTACTTGATATGCTTAAAAAGACCGATTCCTTCACAAGTGCAACTGAGGCATGGGTTAAAGAGGCGGGCGTGAAGATTGAGGCGAATCACGTCGACCTGTACGCGACGAAGAAAGCAATCACGGGAAATTGGGCGGGAGACGTTGAGACGATTAACGCCTTGATTACCGCATCGAGCGACAACGGCGGTCTTGTATCAATGCTTGTTGGTCGGCATAACAAGTTTGAGGACGTGAACGCCGCCATCTCAGCGACCGCCGCTGGTGGTGGCCTGATCAACATGAAGGCCGATGCTAAGACGGTTACGGATATGGGAGAACGTCTATCGTCGGCGGAGATCACGCTGAACGGCGCGGACGGGCAGATTGGCCTTGTTGGGCGCGTCGAAACAGCAGAAGGGGATATCAAGTCCGCAGCAGTCAAGATTGACGGATTAAACAGCTCGATTATCTTAAAAGCGGACGCGACTGTAACGGACGCGCTCGGCGAAAGAGTTAGTAGCGCGGAAGTCAAGATTGACGGTCTGAACAGCGAAATCGAGCTAAAAGCGGACAAGATCATGCTGAAAGGATACGTCACGGCAGACCAGCTATCCGCTGAATTGGCAGATTTTAAGCTGACAATGAACGAAAGTGTAGTTACGAACTTTCTTGGCGTAAACAATAAAGCTGTGATTAATTCGATGACTTTAGACACGAAACCTATATCATTGGAAAGCCTAGATGTCGCCACAGGAAGAAGCACCGGGACAGTCGTGTATGTTTCGCAAGTCAATTTGAACAGTGATGGGACAGTAAAAAGCGTAAAAGGAGATAGTAAAACGTTTGTGACAGGACTGTCTTATTCAACGATTCAATATTTAAAATGGAGTTGATGATATGGACGATATAAACGGAATGACGCTTGCGCTCGGAAATGCGCTTATTCTTCTGGATGATGTGCAAACGTCGGGAAGATCAAACCTTGACCGCTTGCTAACGGCAATGCAACAAATTGATAAGGTAAGAAGAACCCTTTTAAGCATGAAGGAGGAATCCGCAAATGAAAATCACGACGAGCAAAGGCAAAACGCTTGATGCAAACTGGGCGTTCGGCCCAACCAGCGAATCTGGAAGTCTGATGATCGAGATCCCCGACAATCGTCGCCTGTCGGAAATTGCCGCTGACTTCGAAGGCAACAGCAAAATCGAAAAGACGGACGAGACGAAACCCGGCGTAACCGAAGTCTATGAAGGATTTACCGAACTTGCAGCCATCCAGCGCAACAAAAACGGCAGCGTGCTTGTGAAGCTGGCAAAGGAGTGATGGCCTTGAATCTCGGCGTGTTCAAGCGCAGAATTGACGTTGACGCTGAAACCAAGATGACCCCGCTAAAGTCGCTGTATGCGTCAGGCGACAAGAACGCGCATACCTTCGAGCTTTCCCTCTACCGAGGCGCTCAAGAAATGGATTTGAGCGGCGCAAGCGCTCGGGGCTATTTTATCCGCGCAGACGGGTATACCGTTCCCATCACGGGAGCGATCAGCGGCAATGTCGTGACCCTCACGCTTTCGGAGAGATGCTATTACGTCGTCGGCAACTTTAACCTCATCATTAAGGTTTTCATCGGTGAAAGCCGCAAGTCGGTATTTTGGGGAAACGGCTATGTCGTGCGCAGCATGACAGACGCGATTGTCGATGAGGAAAACGTTATTCCGTCGCTTGATGAGCTTCTGGCGCAAATTGCCGCCGCAGAATCGGCGGCGAAGGCCGCGAATACAGCTGCAACGAACGCAAACAACGCGACCAAGGCCGCGAGTACGGCGACGACCAACGCCAACACAGCAACTAAGGCGGCAAACACCGCCGCAACGAACGCAAACAACGCGACCAAGGCCGCGAGTACGGCGACGACCAACGCCAACACAGCAACCAAAGCAGCAAATACAGCTGCCGGAAAAATTGATAACATGACAGTACAGGTTTCCGGGCTTGAAGCGGGTGCGACACCAACGGCAAACTTGGAGCTTGTGGACGGCCATTATAATCTGTCTTTTTCTATCCCAAAGGGAGACAAGGGAAACACGGGCGCGACTGGAGCAACCCCGGAAATTACGGTCAAAGTTGTTACCGGCGAGCCGGGAACGGCAGCCAGCGTCAAGCAGACCGGCACGGCGGAAGCACCGGTAATCGAGCTGACCATCCCGCGCGGCGACACGGGCAGCCTTGGGAACCTGACGATCAACGGCAAAGCGCCGGACGCGGCGGGGAAAGTGACGCT